TTTTAGTTACATTTACTATTATAACATTTTGTGTTAGCAAGTTTATTGTAACAAACATTTATGTTCATTTGAGAAAACAAATTAAATTACACATTAATGATCCAAATGAACAAAATAGTAAAAATGTATTTGAATTAAGTAAATAAATATTTTTTTCTTGCAGCTTGTTATGTTGTGCCTTACAATCATTGATTTCGTTGTGAAGATCTCTATTTTCAGCGTATAATTTACTCATAAAATCGATTCTTTTGTTATTTTGAGTTAAATCTTCTTCTGTATTTGTTTCCTTTGTCATTGTATAAGATTCTTCACAGTCATCATTATCACTATGACTATCACTATGAGTTGAGCTAGTACTTAATACTTCAAAGTGATCTTCCATTATAATTATAAATAAAATATTTCTTTAAATTAGTGTATGGTTGTTATTAATACTAAAATTTCATTAGATGAACTTTCGAATTCTTTACAAGATACTAATAATATACTTGTTAAAAATATAGAACAATTACAACAAGACAAGTATAATAAAGAAGATGTCATAAAAACGTTTAAAGATGTTTCAGATAAAATTAAAAAAAATGAAAGTAATATTTTAAATAACAAACAAAATGAAATAAGTATATTACCTTTTAAAATTCCGATACTATCAAAAAAATTGATATCTATTATTGTTATATTTGTATTGTTTTTTTCATTCCAAAAAAAGATAAATATAAATTTTACTGATAAAAGATTCAAAAACTTGCAATATATATTAATCATTCTTACTTTTGTATATTTTATCCAATGGTTATCTCAATATTATATTATTCACAAAGATTCAATACAAAATAACAAGTCAATACTCGATAACTTAGGAACATCAATTAAAAGTGAACTTAATGATTTAAATACAGGATACATAAAATCCATCTCTGATGAAATTAAACATCTATACGAAAAACCAGAACCAAAACCAACGTATGAAATAAATAGTGATTTAAAAGAAGAACTAATTTCAAATAATGTTTTAGGAATAATAAAAACAAATGACAATATATATTATTCTATAAAACAAGATAGTAAAAAAAGATATTATCTAGAATCAAAAATTGATAGAAATATTATGAATTCACGGAAAATAAGTGTTGATAAACAAAATAAAGAATATATTTCTATAAAGGATTCAATAAGTGAATGGTTTGATTTTACAGATAAAAATTTATATGAGATATTAGAATAAGAAAAAAGTAAAAAGTAAAAAGTAAAAACACTATACTAATTATTTACTTTTTATTTGTTTAAAAATAAATTAAAACATATTTTAATGATTGTCACTTTGTTTTTAATAAGACATGGTTTATCATGTTGTAATATATTACATCATAAAGATATTAAGATGTTGGCATATTGTAATGCTCTTCGTCAGGATCCATTTCTTACTCATATAGGTATAAAGCAATGTGACAGAGCCAGTTTATATATTGAAAAAATATTACCTTCAATAGATATTGTATTAACATCACCTCTTATAAGGGCCATACAGACAGGACTACATATGTTTCCAGATCATGATATAAATATATGTCCCTATATTTGTGAATCAAATAAAAGCTTAGAAAATAAACCATATTCAGTAAATTATCAAAGAAAACGATTACGAAATATTAATAAGTATGAAAAAGTATATTACCCTGATAAAAATGATGGATTAAATGAAACAGACTTAACAACATTTATATGTTATTTATGTAAGCATTACAGTAATGCAATAAATGACAGCTCCAAAAATATTGCAATAGTAACACATTCTAATTTTTTAATGGATATTTTAAAAATAAAAACCAGAATGAATAATAATGCAATTTATGAAGTTAAAATTGATACAAATATAAAAGATGTTGTTTCTTATAAACAAGTGTTTTCTGGATATGTTTTTCCAGATACAATTAATTTAAAATCTTTGAGATGAGATAGTATTTAAATTTTTAAATATTCCCATATATCTCGTTGTTTATTTATTGTATTTCTAAATTTCATTCGAGAATCATTGAAAATAGATTCAGGATTTTCCATAAATACTTCAAATAAACTTTCTAATGGCGAACGAAGACCGTGATCTAAATAATATTCCACATCAACTTTTAAGTTATTATCAATGGTATATTGAGGATCTTCAGCCTTTTCAAATTGTAAATGTTTTCTATTGCCTGTGTCAAGAAATATATATGGTACACGATCTCCAGATTTTGGACCATATCCAGGTTCTCGCATTTCTTGTTTCATAGCAACTGTTAAATGTGGTTGATTCTCACTAGAATATGCACTTTTCATTTTGAATGGATATCCTTGTGTTTTTTCTTTATCTTCATAGTTATATGATATCTTCTTTAATGATTTACTAACTACTAAATCTTCAATCTTTACTTCATAATTTAATAATTTTACAGCAGCTTTTTTTGCAATTTCTATTGCTGCATTTATATCTAACTTATACATTATTGTATCTAATGCCTCTCTTGAAACTGCCTTTACAAATGGACAATTATCTCTTCTAACCAATTGAATTCCTTTTGCATCAATATAATCAGGTTTATCAGGTCTTGTATACATTAACCCGGCATAACGTTTCTTACTGAAAAGTAAATATGGTTTATAAACTTTTTCGAATTCTAATTCAATCGGTTCTTTAAATGTCTTTGTAATTCTTTCAGATGCCTCAATACCTAGCTCAAAAGATTTTTCAATACCTTCTTGACCTTTTTTCCCATCTAAGAAAAATTTTACCATTACGCTATCCGTATCTCCATATACAACTTCTGATCCAGGATACCAATCTTCAACACATTTCTTTGTATGCTCAATCATTCCTCTCCCGATACTTGTTGTACACGAAGCTACTGGTTTGCATGGTAAAAGACCTAAATTTGCTCCACAGAATCCATACATTGAATTCATACTTACTTTAAATGCAAGTTGTTTTCCATTATATACACTTTCCATAAAAATATCTCCACTGTTTGCTGCTTCTTTCATTTGTTTTTTAGCAGCTTTCCGATTTGTTGCAAGAATACGCAACATTTTTGGAAATATACCTTCTTCACCTTGTGCAAATTTATATGTTGTAGTTTCAACTGTTACTTCTTTATATTCAATACCTTCTATATTTTCGAATTCTTTGTTCATTACAAGAGTATCATGAGAAAAATTATGAGCTCTCATAATTGTTGGATATAGACTTGCAAAATCTAAACCAGTAATAGGTTCATCCATATAAGCACCTTTTTTTGCCGTTAGTACTGTAGCACCTTCATATGGTTCTTGTACAACATCATTTCCTTTATTTAATGTTAATACTAACATATTTTCTTGACGCGTATTGTATAATAATTGACTAAATACTTTTATACCTTGTCCTCGTTCTATTAAATAACTAAGAGGAACCCATGTTGCTTTTGCCATTTCAATCATATTTGGTACAATTGCAAGTTTATTAATTAACAAAAGTGGTAAATCAGTATCCTTTACACAGTAAATTCCAATTTCCTTTCGTTCTTCTGCTCCCATCTTATATTTCTTGAACATCAACTTGTATGGCATATCAACTTTCTTATCTTTCAAAAAATGTTCTGAGACATTGTTTAGTGTGTAACTGGTCAATTTGTGATCTCGTTTCATTACTACAAGTAAATCTAACTGAAATCGTCCTGGTGTATCTACCATTTTATAATCAGTATGACCATATGCACTCGACGAAAATGATGATTCTCGAAGTTCACATTCATAATTTTTAAATCTTCCAAGTCTTTTGAAATTTGTAGCATTGACCATATCTGCTCTAGTAATCATATACCATAAGTCAAATCCCCATATATTATATCCAATAAGAATATCAGCATTTTCAGTTTGAATTAGTTTAGTCCATGTATTCAACAATTCAGCTTCTGTTTCGCATTCAATTACTTCAACTCCTTCTATATTATTACATGTTCCTAGTGACAATAATTGTTTTTTATATGGCTCTTTCTCTCCATATCTTTGTAATGTTGTTGCAATTTGAATTACAGGACATTCTTCATTTTTAGGATCTGGAAATGATCCATCAGCGCTATATGTTTCTATATCAAACGACGCTTGGACAATTGGAGCAATGCTTTGTTTATCAATTGGATTAATTGAGTTCCATTTACAAGTATATTCTTCATCACAGTATGTTTCTTTTATTGTACATTTTTCAAATTTGGTGACATTAATCCATCCCGCAGTTTCTATATTTTGTACATGACAGAATTTTAGCATTGGATCTATATTTGCTTCATAAACACTCACAGTAAGTCTTCTATTTAATACAGTTATTGGTTTTCGAAGACCATACATTACTCTTTTATATGATTGATAATTATGAAAAACAAAACGAAAAAACTTATATATTTTATGATTTGTGAATCCAAAAAACTTTTTTCTTTCTACTATTGAAACAGATTTTATTGCATTTATATTTTTATAAAGTAATTTTGTAATCGAAGTTTTTAGTGCAGCACTCTGTTGATTATTGTAATCTTCAGGAATTTCTACAAATAAAAACGGATTAAATGCTGTTTTCAAACATATTGATTTATTATCTTGACTCCTCCCTATAATGCTTATTGTATATTGTTTTTGCGAACTACATTCATCTTCACTGTCAGAATCATTATTATCAATATCCTCACCAAAAATTGATACAATTTGTAGTTCTACCATCTGTATTATATTTATATATCTTTTGTAATGTTTAAGTGATTAAAAACTTAAATAATAAAAATATTATATAATAAAATGGATATGTCGCAATTTCAAAATATGGATATGTCCCAAATGCAAACACAACTACAAACTTACTTTAAAAATTATCCCAATGAACACAAACAATTTTTGAAAATTCAAAACTCTCTTCAAGAACATACAGAACAAGAAAAACTAAAATCATTGTCTCCAAAGGAACGTATGCTACTTAAAAAACAAGCATTTCATAATAAAAGAATGTCTTCATCTTCTTCTAAATATTTAGAAGAAAAAAATAAAAATAAAAATAATGACGAAAAACAAAATGACGAAAAACAAAATAAAGTTGAAGAAGATCATAAACAACAAATTAAGCTTGAAGAAGATCATAAACAAGATGTAAAAAACAAGGAATTAAAAAAGGAAAAGAGAAAAGAAAAGA